CCTTTTACACAGGATATTTAGTTAGTAAAGATTTGAACGCACAGGCTAATTACTCACTGAAATTAGCTGAAAAAATATTCATCTATGAAGTTAAATTCCGGAGACTCATTCTTAGAAGACCCAAATTTTACTTAGAAGATGTTATCGGTGAAATTCCTGACTTTCATGAATTCTCTTGCACCCACGTTAAAGTTGTGTCTCAGTTTCTAAAACGAAAGATAAGAGGCTTATTTGGTCCTGGATATGAGACTCAGGTAACTAGAGATGTGCTTGATTCATGGCAAAGAATCTCTTTCCAGGATTTTGCTACTCTCAAAGCTTCTGCTAGATTTGACGGTCAGAAATTGACCCATTATATTAATGAGTACAGAGAAAAGGGAAAGAGAAAATTAGAGCTGTTTGAAGTTGAAGAATTGCTTCAGAAGTTTTCTGAAGATGAGTTCATGAAAGAATGTGCAGAAATTTTCAAGAAACGGCCTAGAGTTGTTCAAGCTCTTTTCAAATTCATTCGAGATTACAGCTTACAAAATTGTAATGAGCCTTCTGACATGTTAATGCCTGCCTTAGAGTTCATCTTAGGAAAAGATTCTATCTTTGTAGATCTGTTTAAGAAATCACAACATGGAGGCATGAGGGAAATTTACGTTATTGAATTTGCAGCTCGAATTGTACAGTTATTTCTTGAAAGATTATCCAAAACTTTATGTGGATATTTCCCCTCAGAGATTATGACACACCCCTTAAATAAAAGTTCAATCCCTTTAGATCATGGCCGTCGTGCTAAAGAGAAATTCGGTGACTTTATCACTTTCTCTTATGCTGCTGATGCAGCGAAGTGGAATCAAACTCACTTTGTCCCGAAATTTGCTTTAATGTTGATCCAAATCATGCCTAAGCAGTTTCACAACTTCATATTCAATGCTATGCAAATTTGGACAAAAAAGCAGATCCAACTGCCCTTGGAGTTGTTGAAAATGATGATTGAAACAAAGCCCAACACTAGTCATAATAAGGTTTTTAATGAAATTCAGTCAGGCATGTTTGATGGTCATGAACTAGGCATTATTGAGCAAGGAAACATGCACATGAACATTCATTCAGGCATGATGCAAGGAATTCTGCATTTTACAAGCAGCTTACTTCACACAGCTCACCAAGAATGGATTAAAGAAAAGTTTGAGAAGAGACTTAAGGAGTTATTAAACCAAGAAGTCATAAAGGATATTCAACAGAGCTCTGATGATAGTTCGATGCTAATCTCCATAAGAAGGTTAAATCAACTGCAAACCAGCCTCATATTAGCCTCCATAGAATCAGTATTTCACGAGAAAGATTTATTTGGTCGCCATTTGGGAATTTTTGAGAGTGCTGATAAATCTACGATGATGCTCTGCAATATGGTTGAGTTTAATAGTGAGTTCTTCTTCCAAAATTCTTGGATACGACCAACTAACAGGTGGGAATACGCTTGTTTAACAGTTGATGTAGTGGAAGCATTTACAGAGAGAATGGAGCAGAACTCAAATTTACTAAAGGGTCTCTTGGAGGGTGGAGCTTGCCTCATAACTACTAGTGTTTGTCAAATTGCTCAAGCGTACCTGCATTATCGTCTATTAGGAACAGAGACTCACGCACTAGGGAAGATGTTTAAAACTGACATGTTGACCTGCCTTGACCCTGCTTATGGATTTTATCCTCTTTCACCTACTGTCTGTGCAGGTTTAACTAGCTTTTCCTTTGATCTTTACTTGCTTGCTAGACACTCACTGAAGTATAGAAAAGTTTTAATTTCTTTCCTACAAGATGAGGAAGAAGTTCAAGCTGGTTCAGTATCTAGGCTCGGAACAAGAATGAAATCTTCCAAGATTAAGTTTGGAGACAATAAAATATACAAGGCCTTCTTAAGTAGTTTAGAAGCAGATGACGACTGGCGAAACATCATAGAAGAAAATCCTGAGATAATGTTTAGAAAAGCTATGACCTGGGATGAAGCTAGAATTCAAATTCTCTATAACATTCACTCACCTGGAGTAGTCGAGAGCTTGAGCAATTTCTGCACTGAAGCTAGAATGATAGCAGCAAGTGTTTACATGTTAAATCATAGGGTTGTGTCTAGTGGTTTTGGCTGGGCCAAAGCCAGTCAGGTTAAAACTTCTTTGTTATGGAAATTGTACATAGAATCCGATGCCATTGACAGGCAACCTCTGACGGAATTACAAGATAAAGAGCTAGCACAAATGTTCCCATTCTCAGTTCAATTTGAGAAAATCAGGTCAAATGTAATAAAGCACACTTTAGCTACTGCTGTTTCCATGCCCATAGTAAGAAGAGCTAGAACTTGTGTTGAAGTGTACGCACCTCAAAGTCAACATCTCTACTCTTTGGAGTTCATGGTCAAAAAGAAGTGGTTTTACTTGCAAGGGCCTCCTGTTAGTGAAAAGTATTTTAATTCACTATGGATTAGACAAACAGACTCCTATTCCTGGTTAAGAAACAGTTTCTCCGAGACAAAAGAG